GAGCAGAAGTAAAGTAATCATGACGCTTACCGCGAGGCGGACAAGCTAAACCGGGAACAATATCGGTGCCTGACGTGAAAACCCAAGAAGGCTGATCAGAAGATCGGGCAGAATTCAAAACTTCGTTGGTATCGCCTTTCTGAATCTTGACGGATTTTTGGAGGTTTTCATCTCTAAACCATTCATTCCAAATAAGGTAAACACCACGAAATGGAAGAGCACTAATACCAGATAAATTACCAGACGTATTCACGGGCAAGCCGAAATAGTCCCAAAGAGAGCCTAAATAGGCATTTTCAGAATTACCAGTAGCAGTAACAGTAGGGATAACATAATCAGTACTATCATCAGGGTCTTCCTGTTCAAAACAGAAGTTCTGCCAATGTTCCCAAACGAGGCGGTTTGGTACAAAAAAGAAAAACCAGTCCAGATAAATATTATCCATGATAGGCTTAATAGGAGTAGCCAGACGAGCGAAGTAATTAACAGACATACGAGTAGTATCGCCAGGCAAAACCTCATCAACAAATACAGGTATAAGCTTACCTGAATCAAACGTTGTCTTATAAACATGCGAACGGTCGAACTTAGTCCTTTTCATGTACATTGCAGGAGCATCGCTGAAGCGATGTCCTCGAACTCTTATTTTTTTTCGAGCCAAAATTTCACCTTCTTCGAAGTGTAAACCTAAGAATTAACCTAAAGCAAATTATTCTTAGGTTTTAGATTATTTTTGCGTCACCTACGCCAGTTACATCAAGTAGGTAACTGGCTTCGGTGACGCCTATTTTTGTGTTTCTTCATTATTTTGTTCTAAAGTGTTACTTTTTTCTTGTGTTTGTTTACTACTTACGGACTGTTGAGGTTCGTAAAAAGATGAATTGCTACCATACAAACCTTCTCGTTGGAGATATTCGAGCGTTTCAGGATTGTTCAATTGGTTAATAAAATTCATAGGATCGTGGCCAAATTTTGCTCGAACGTAAGCGGGTAAACTGTAGAATTCTTCACGAACTCCGGACACAAGCTCAAGCGCTGTACTGTAGTCGCCAGGAAGCGTTGCATCTCCAAACTGCAGGAAAGCGTATTGCGAACTATCGCCGAGATCAAGAGTCATGATACCTTTCTGACCGTCTGCATACTTATTTACGATGTAATTGATATCAGTTTCATCTTTCTCATCCTGAACCGTAAGAGAAGGCATGGTAAACTCAATGCCGCAATGATCATGTTCTTCTACAGGATCATAAGCTGTCTTAAATTTCATAATTTCACCTCCTTTCGCAGGCGCCTAGACGCGGCGAGCGTAGCGCACAAAAAAAGGGCGATCTCTATGAGATCGTCCTTTTTCTGATACGCTCTTTATTAGATTATCATTTAGTAGAATTACTGTCAACGGTCTGCACATATTCTATGGCGCGACCAATGAGGATAGGAACACGGGATTCGTCGCAATTCTCCACGTAATAGCGACCGTCGCTGTCACCGAGATTGCCAACATAATAAAGAGAAAAATCTTCAGGATACTTTTTAATAAGCATTTTATCATCGTTAACTATACCCTCAAAAGCTCGCAAAGCGAGCATATCGTTGTGATAAACCTGCGGAGGACTGAACTGTTCAGCCTTAGAATCATAAATGGAATAAAGTCTCAGCGGAACCATCTCCTTTTCTATACGCAACTAAATACCTACGAATCATGAGATATAGCGTAGCTGATATAACAAAATAGTCATTATCAAGACGAATAACTCTAGAACCATCAGGCTTAAGACGGTAAGCGGCATATTTACTACCACGAAAAGAGTAATCGAAAGAAATATTACGCTCACGACAGAAATTTTTAACAGCTTCAAGTTCACTAATAGGCAACACCTCATTTCTGACTTAATAATAACAGAATCATAATACTTTGTCAAGCTTTCTGCCAAGAAAATGCTTATACTTACCTTCCTGAACACGACAGCGATCAACCAAGCGCTCAAAAGTGTTGTTCTCCAAGTTATGAAGCATCTTATCAATACGATTATTGCGAATATATTCCATCCAGTGAGGATGCGTTTCTTCAAATTTTTTGTCGTAATAACGAGGAGGACGCATCTTTTTACCGTTGATAACAACATAATCATTGGAATAACATTCTTCACCATGATCTTCGAGCCATTTAGCACCTATACCAGGACGATTGGAAGCAACCATGAATTCAGGAATGCGACCTTTATAGCGAGAAGGAGCATCTTTACCTGTCTGCTTTTTAACTATATAGCGAGCGACATAGGCAGCAGCATCAAAGCTAAACTCACCAATAAGATGCATGCCGTATTTCCATACTTTGGCAAAACGAGCAGAAGTATAAGTATTATAACCATCTGTACGGAACCGAAAAACTTTATCATCAAAATCAATATTAAACAAAATATAATGATAATGGGGACGACCATGAAGTTCACCATATTCACCACAACCGAGGAAGCGAATGCCACTGCCATACTCACGACGAAGATTCTTCATGAAAGTCTGATGAAATTTCTTGCTTAAGCTCTTATCACGTGGCAAATGATAATCGTCAAAAGTGCAAGTAACGAAATAAGTAGAAGACGAAGAACGGGCTTCGTGAACAGCACGGACAGCCCACTGTCTACTATTTTCGAGACGACAACCGATGCATTGTTTACAAGAACAACGAATGAAACGGCTATCGCTAGCAAGATCGGGGTGAGAGGCAAGGCTACCGTAAAAAATATAATGTTGTTTTCCGCTTTTGGTAATCGCTCCTTCAAGCGGAAACATAAGAATAGGATTATAACAAACCATATCAATCACCTGTACCGATTGTATCAGGATTAAGTCAGAATGTCAAATCCTAAATCCACCTCGTCCTACTCTTTTAAAATTTCTACGACGAGATCTGGAGGTACGCCGAAAAAGACGGCGAGAACCTCGTTTAGATAAACGACGTCGCTTCATTTAGCATCCCTCCAAGAACCGAAAAAACGGCTAGTTTTTTTAGAATCATTCTTATTAGCAACTGGCTCAACAAGTTGCGCAACATCGGCTTGAAAGTCCGAAGCAACCTTTTTAGCAGTAACAGTGTTCGAAGAAGCTTTACCTTTCAGAGCTTCAATCAGATCTACAACTTCCTGAATAAAAGGGACAACAACAGTAACAATAAAAGTAAGAATCATAGTGGTTTTATTAGACATAAAATTATCTCCTTCCAAAATAACGACCTCCGAGGAAGCCTATAACATTTTTGACAGTAGAACCAACACCGCTAGCGACAGATCTAGGAGCACCTGTAAGACTTTCGATATTCTTATAAAAATCACGTTCCATGCCTGCCATTTCAGTTTGAATATTATCAAAAGCAGCAGCAGAATTAGCACGGTTAGCAGAAGCAATATTGTTCAAAACACCAGAGTTAAGGTAAGAACCCTGAAGCCGAAGGTTTTCAAGCTCCAAATTCATCTTTTCAAGCTCATAACCGAGACGTTTTTCATAAGTCTGCTCGCGAAGATTCAAATCATTTGCAAGAATACCATTCTGAAGAACTGTACCATGGGTGCTCTGACGCACAGAATCGGCTTCTGCGACATTTTTATCAATTTGAGATATTGCGAGATGCTCGGCATTCTTCGCCTGCCGTTCAGCGGCACTAGCGGCCTTGGCAGAATTCATGGTAGAACCTATATCACTCATACCTACAGAAGCGGCTGAAGCTCCAGATATAGAACCGCCTATACCATTAGTTGCAGCAAGAATGGGATTAAGGCCAGCATTGCGCATATCTTCTGTAGCCCATTGATAACGATGTTTATAATTTTCAACATTCCACTTGTTAGCCTGATCGGCATTAGCAGAATTGTAATGATTCTGAACTGCAGATCCTAAAACAGAACCAGCAATACTGCCTAAAGTATTAGAAAGCCATGACATAAAACCAACTCCTTCTAGAAGTGATCAACAAGGCCGGGCGTACCAAACATAGGCATAGGACGCACAGTAGTGTAACGGAAGCCTATGTCAAGCAAGAATTCAGGCTCACTGGGAACAGCAATAATACGCTCAATAGGTGGATTTTCGAGTATGAATTCTTCGTTTAGAGTTGGGGCATTACTGAAGAACTGGGACAGGTGCCACTTATCCAAAGAACCATTAACTACAGAGCTACGGAACTTACCTGTAATCTGCGAAGGTTTATAGCGATATTCGGCATAACGTTCCTGATAACCAAAAACAGTAGTATCAGCTTCGTTACCTTGAGCATAGATCTCACGAAGCTCAATAGCCTGTTCGCCAAGATGAGCGAATGTAGGCCAATAAAAGTCATAAACAGTAGAGCGAAGCCACATCTTGTTAATGCCTTGCTGGTAAGTAAGATCGGCACGAGCACATACAAAACCAAAAATATAGCCATGCTCAACGAAAGATTTGGTGAAACCATGAAACTTAGCGGCAGTAACACCATAAGCAGAAAGATTGCCTTGAGGAGAGGTACCGTCAGTTGCGGAAGTCTGCGCTATAGGATTGACATTTACCATTTTGGTAAAGGAGCCGAGAAATTCCGGACGCTGAAGACGAGCGTCAGGAGAAACTACGCCAAAGAAAGAGCGAAGCACTTCTGTATACCGACTGCCACCACGGGCAAGGCGTTCATAGAACTTCTGCATCTGGAAAGCAGTACGAAGACTGTTAATCGTAAAGATACTTGAAGTGTCCAAATCAACGTAAGAATCCTTAGCAAGAAAATCAGAAGCAGACTTTGCTTCCAGAGTAGTTACATCAGACGTATTGCCAGCAAAGCCACCTACGTTACTATAATCAGAACCTGAACCTCTATTAAAGGTTATACGTCCTTCACCACGAACAGACCTATAACCGCCTTTACCAGAGGCATCGCCGCCATAAGCGGAAACAGCACAAAGCTGATTCCTATCGCTGTGGAGCAGATAACCAGTCGAAGGCGTGGGGTCAACTATAGAAGCAGTACCAGCAAGACCTATAGAAACGCCAGGTCCTTTCTGTGTCCACGGAAGAGCAGAAG